CTTGATAGCCTTAACAAACCCCATGCCCGTTGCGATGACTTTGGCAACTGCCGAGAATTTCTGCCAAGGTGTTGCCGTGGGTCGCGCTAATTCGTCCGCAGCGCCTTTATACGTGCTGATCAATGCCGATGCCGCCGCGAATGACCGTTGCGCGGTTAGCAGTCCAGAATATCCGCCGCCCGCCAATGAATTAAGATTGCCGAACAAGCTGGCCGTGCTGTCGAGGCTGAATTGATCGCTTGCATCTTTAATCCCGCGCAACTTGTCATGATACTGGCGCTCAAGATCAAGCATTGCGTCTTTGTGACCAGCCTCGCCCAGCAATTCCATAGCGCGACGGTCGTTTAGAATGACCTCATTGTCGGCATACCATTTTTCAACGGTTTCGCGCTCTGTCATTAGCGACGACATCAACCGATCAAGATTAGATTGGTAAGGATCAGACCCGCCACCAGAAGCGCCGGAGGAGCCTGTAGAGCCCGTGCCACTGACGCCTGACAGTGTGCCAATCAAGTTAGGCATAGCGCCAATAGCGCCACGCTGTGCAGCGTCAGGTCCACTTTCGCCCCGGTTTTGTATCTTGCCGTATTCAAGCGAACCTGCGCTTGTTGCCGATCTGATTTGATCTGTAATGTTTTTAGCGGCCATAAGCCTACCGATCAACATGTTTGTTTCGCTTGTTGCCGAAGCCATCCAGCCAGAACCCGGCGATGCGTTACTTAGATCAATGGCTGCGTTTTCGGCTTTTCGTGTGGATTGTTCGACTTCCATTATTAATGCATTTGCTTTGACTAGGGAATTAAACATTGCCGACTGTTCACCAGTCATCTTGCTAAATCCGTTAGTCGCAATCGATAGCTGGTCCGTTAGGTTTTGAATGACAAACTTTTGTTTTTCTAAGCTATCTAGTTCTCCGATGCCTTCAATTACCCCATAAAGGATTTGGGCATCTTTCCATGAAGTTTCAAAGACGCGGCCTATCTCGCCATAAGAGGTATTCAGCATGCCATCGCCAAGCTCTGACCCGATAGACGCCAACGTGGCTTGCAGCTTTCGAGCCGACTCATCTAGTGCAAGTATTTTCTGATTTTCGATTAATTCAAGCACTTGGGCGTTTAGTGATCCGTATTTCTCTTTTAGCTTGGCAAGACCATCATCTGAATACATGTTAGTTACATCATTCAAATTATTGATGGCGGTTTCTAATTCGTCCAAGTTTTCCTTGAACGTCTTTACACCTGCCCCCGCACCAGTGAAATACTGATACAAAGCAGCACCGCCAGCAATTACGCCAATGGTCACTAGGTTCAACGGATTAAGCAACTGCATAAACGCGCCCTTAATCAGCGAACCGACCATGCCAACCTTGCCGCCCATCTGCCCCCATACTTGGTTTAGCTGGGTGCCTTGCTGCATGGCTAACATCATAGGCGATTGACCCGATGCCATCATCATAAAGATATCGTTTAACTGCGCAAACACGTTGGCCGTGTGCATGCCTGATATTTTCATTTCATTGCCAAAAGCCGCAGTTGGCGCGCGGGCATTTCTGATAGCATTGGAATAATTCACCACAGGCACGTGCGCGCCTTGCCAAGACTTCATGTTAGATTGTGACGCGGCAATACTAGCGGCGCTAAACCGACCAATAGCGCCCTCTGTCTTCATAGCTGTTTCGCCAAGAACCTTTAACGCCCGGTCAGTTTCCACAACTCCGCGCATTTCAGCAGCAACACCTAATAGAGCAACGTCAATCATTCTTTTTATTCCGTTTGCTGATTGCCGTAGTTATGGCGTTACGATAGGCGCTATCCATTGACAACAGAATAGCACAATCATCTGTCGAAGGTAATTCGCCCAGTAGTTTTACCCAATCCAAGATTAAACTCGGAGTAATTGCGCTAGTTGTATCTGTTAGATAATTGCGCAATTCCCAAAACCAATTCACCAGATAGTTAAACTCGATATCAGGCTCTTTTTTGGGTATTTGATCCGTGCGCCTTGCCCGTGTGTATATCTCTCGACCCGTCATATCGTCCGGGCAATTTGCAAGCCCGGACATGCCGTAAGTGTCGAATTTTAAGTGAACATTAACGTAGTTTATGCACTGTTCGTTTGCTCTTGAATAAAATTTGCAATGCCACCCGCGCCCGCGTATAGATCAGCCAAGAACCAATCCGCAGCGGCATGATCAAGAACGTATGCCTTGTTTTCATATGTGCATTCTGGATTTTTGCCCAAATCGCCAAACGAATGATCGCCCCAATCCCAACGCTTGATAGCAGCGATTAGTTTTTCGCGCTCAGTCTTTTCGCCAACATCAAGCGCCTCTGGACTAATACCAAATACACCATCATTGGCTTTCTTATTTGCGACTAGCATTTCGTTACGACCAAGACGATCAATTTTCTTGATATCCTTAGACGCCATTGATCTCAGATAGAAAGTCACCCCAATAGGCTCACGCGTTTTAGGGTGTAGGATTTGAACCGGAAATTCGGCCTCATAGTCAACGATTTTAGACAAGTCCATAGTATAGCCCTCCAGCTATTATTAAGCGCGCGTGTAGATCGGGATTTGGTTAAACGCCATGTTGTAGGTCGCAAGGATAACGTCATCAGCGCCGCCACCCTCGTCACCTTGTGACTTCACAACGCCGCGTGTGTAGCCTGTTTCGACCTGCACAGTGCCAGCAGAGTTAGTGGTGTTGCGGACAAGCCGGAAAGCGCGGTTTTGCGATGTGTTGATTAAGGCGTTGAGGATAACTTGGCCAGGATCGTCTGGGATGTTACCGCAAACCAAACTTCCAGACTTGATCTTGCGCGATCCGACTGCGGTCTGCTCAATGGCTGGGAATACGTATAGCTGGGTCACTGCCGTGCGCTCAAAACCCAAGCCGGGAAGCGTTACGACTGGACCAACTTCAACGTATGTTAGGGCTTGGAACGCTGCCAAGTTTAGATCAGCGCCTTGGACGGTTGTAGAAACATAGAACCTTGCGTCTGCATAGCTATCGTGTGCCATATTGCTTGCCTTTGGTTAGCCCGCAACGGGGCGTGAGATTAACTGTTGACAGTATAGCGTTTATAGGGTATGGATGCAAATTAACCCACAGCCCGCCAGCTAATACTAACTGGCAATCTAACAAACGCGCCGTCAAGATATGACGACATAATCATCGCAGACTTATCAATGCGCAAAACATCAAGTCGCAAATCTTTCGGGAAATGCGACTTAATCAACATTCCAATGCCAATTAACTGCATGTGAGTCCAAGCCGTAGGGACCATGACCGCGCATTCCAAACTGCCCATGTGCAAATCATCCGCCGTTGATGCCGCGTAAACACGATCAACTGGCCTACGGAAATCCACAACATTTATAAACGCCGCATTTGCCGCTGTTGGGTATTTCTGGCCCGGCTCTACAATTTCATAACCGCCTGACATTATTTTGAGGCGGTCAATCAATGCCTTGTAAATACGCGCTTCGATGTTTGGTGTCATTTGTTTTTCATCCTAGTTGCCGCCGCCCTCATAATTGAAACAAACCTTGCGCTTGTATGTTTGATCCAAAACCTTCCCGCCTGATTGTAGTTTCGCCCTAAGCTATCAATGCCAGTAAAACCTAGCTCCAACCGCCGCGCGTATGGGGCGCGATACACGAACGTCACGCGACTGCCCTTGACCGATGCGTCAATCACCGCATTACTGGCCGCGATATTGTAATCCGATCCGTATTCTTTATACGGTCCCGCAGTTATACCGCCAGCCGGGGCGGTCTGTAATGATGCGCGCAAGTTACCCGTGTCAATCGGCGTGTTAATCAACAATTCATCGCGGAAGTCTTTTAACCCCTCGCGATAAACCAAATCCATCTTTTCGCTTGTTTCCTTGGCCCATTTATTGACCGCGTTACTAAACCCGCGAGTTGTGCCTACGGAGCCGTTTACCCTCGCCATGAAGCAATCCCCTTCCGATCAATCGAGTAATCCGCCACGCAATCGCAGTTGATAACATGATTTGGCCCCGCACCGTAAGTCGTATCGTGCGGGGTCAACATCGCAGTGCCGTCATTCAACACAAATGGAAACGTCAATCCCCGAACGCTCCTGCCATTCATTGCCACGTGAGACGGCCTGTCCTTAACGCCGCGCCCCCTATGGTTCCACGTGCGGATGACGAATTGTTCAGGAATGCCCGTTTTTTCCAACGCCTGTTTCCATGCCTCGTATTTACCTTCTTCGACTGCCCGCGCCGCCTCAGTTCTGGCAATCGTTAGCCCGCGTGATTTTAACAGCTTGTCAGAATACTGTGCTGTTATCCGATCAATCTGCGCCATGTTTAGCGGCTTACCATCCCGCGCTGCTTTCTTGATAACCGTGTCAAACCGCATATCGCGCTTGGTGTAGTCCAGCGCCTTGATAGGGTCTGACATTAACACCGCGCGCATGTTGCCAACCCATTGGCGCTGTTGCTCTGAAATACCAATCACGCCTCCAATCCGCTTGCCGTCTTGCAGTCTGCCGATTAGGTCCGTTGCAATTCGATTGCGACTTCGCCCCAATGCGTAACCGTCCGCTATGGTATTGCGCACGTTGCCGATGGTTTCCTCAGTGATATTCTGGATTAGCCCGCCAATACGTTCCCGCGCGTAGGTTTCAACGCGTGGCGATAATGTATTCCACCGGACAACTGCCCGCGCGCCGTTTGGATATCGCCACGTTTGACCCGCGATTGTGTCAATTCCGCTATTGCCATAAACCTGCAATAATTCCGCGCGAAACTCGTTGAAAGCATTAACGTCGATATTCATGATGCGAATGACTTCTTCCGGCCCGATCTGCATGGCACGTTCTATTTCGGCCAGCCGCGCGTTATCTGATATGTCCGACGTGCCGTTTAGAAATGACTTGACTAGCTTTTTCAGGTCCATACTAGGCCCTGACAATAAATCGCCAAGCTGCGATAATACCAGCGCCGGGGATCTTCTCTTGACTGATAATAGCAACCGCCTTGCCGTCAATCCGCATGATGTCTCCCGGCAATGGAGCGTAGTCCGCGATATACGCAATTACTTGCAAGTCAGTCGCCATAACCGTTTCACCATCAACAAACTTGGCCGCAACACCACTGACAACGCCTTTGACGGTTGTGTAGGTTGTGGTGATTGTTGGAGCATCCCAAGGTTGCGCGCCGGGCGTTGATACCGAACGGCCTATATCAATGGTGCCTTGCGCGTTATCTGTGATCAATCGCTTGGCGGTATCTGCAAG